TATTCGAACCAAGACTTGCCAGTGCTGAACCGGGTATCGAACCCGCATCAATTAATGCAACACCCTTTTCTACTAATGCTTTCGCTGTGATTCGTTTTGTTTCCGACGCGCTGCCATCTACGACAGCTAATTCATCTCCAGCCGCTAAATCTGCCTCCGCTAAAGTAGGCAGTTGACTTATCTGAAGGTCAGCCATTCAATCGACTCAACTATTTAACTTATCTTAGTAGCATATCCTTAATTAAGTTCCGTCGTCTTCTAGGAAGATCTTGTCGCCTGTCTCTTGTAATAAGTAATCGGTAGATTCTTGAAGGATATAGCCCGGTGTACTTCCAGTTTTTAATTGGAATTTGCCAGTGGTAATAAACTCTATTCGTGATTCGACAACACCGCCAGCCGGTACATTGATCGCGCAATTAGTGATCTGAGCTTCGCATTCCCACCAACAATTATTAGTTGCACTTGCGCTCTCCCTATACATAAAGAAGCGACCATTAAAGTCACAACCTTGATCTAAGCGAAGAATTAACCGAGCTAAGTAAGCTGCAAATTCGGGTTTGACTGCCTGACGGGTATCTGGATCAGATAGTAAATAGCGATGCTCCCAAAAGCAGTTAACTGTACCTTGCCCTTGAATCAAACCATTTTCATATTGCTCTTTAAACTTTGATCCCAGTGTTTCTGTCTGTATTAACTCTCTGTTAGTTGTGAACTCAAAATCACGTACTCTCGCAAGTGGCCGATACGAAGTATTACGTGCTTTTAAAGTGATTGCCTTCGATGCGCTTGGAGTAACAAGAGTTAGTGCAGTAGTCGCACCCCCTGAAATTGCATCATCAAATGTGTCATATAAACGTATTCCTCCCGCCGCATCTACATGAACAAACCAACTTCCATCTGAGTAACTATGGCCGCTAACTAATTCAAGAGTTGAATTATCAACAGTAGCAATTTCGATCTTATCGCCGGTGATAACACTATCTTCTAACCCATCAACAGAGAAGCGTTTACGGGTTGTATTGACATCGGAAGTTTCCAATGTTGTTTGCATTGAATACTCAAGAGAGGTTCGTTGAAGTTCAACGTACCCATCATCACCAGTGATAACTTTCCCAGACATTAGATATTAATGGAGCTAGGTGCGCCGTTAGCTTCAAACGAAACATTGGCAGATAAGACTTCACCCTGAGAACTTGTCATCGAAACATTAGTCAAGACAACAGGTAACTTGATCTTCTTAATAGTGCCTTGATAATCCTTAAAGCCAAGTTCGAGAATTGTTGCTGTTTCTGCGGTTGTAGCATTTTGCTTTGGCGCAACACCGGGAACACTTGCCGAACTACGTGCTTTAATTAGCTTGCCAATAAGAGTCGTAGCATCTCCAGAACTACTGGCATCACTGTGATAATAAATTTGGCAGCTACCTGAAATACTGCGTATCCCTTCGATCAAAGTTCGATCTGTGTCGGAAAGACTGGTTGTATCAAGAGTTGACTGCGAAGCTGAGAATGACCAAGAAACAACTTTTGCTGCTTCAGAAGCACTGCCATCTATATAAAGCTTGCCATCTTGACCTGAATAAAATGCCACTTGATTTAGGTAAGTTGGGTGTAATTAACTTAGTTTAGGTGAATCTAGGCAAGCGACAAAGGAACAGGTCACATTACTGATGCCTTTTTGCACACTCTTAACCTTTGGCGGCTTTGCGTAACGCCACCGAAGACCTGATTCTTCTAAGTAAGCAGGAAGACCAGACTCCGCACCATTCAATCCATCACTTGTACTAAACGTCACCCATCTTGTATCTTCATCTGCCGTTGTCCAATTTTCATTAACAGTTACGTAGTTATCTAAAATTTCATCGGCCTCACTATCTGTAATGTTAGAGAAGCTTAAATCCAAGGTAGATTCTGATCTTTTATTTCCATAACGCAGGTAAGTTTTTGTTCCGTCGAGAGAAACAAACTCTTGCGTCGGGTATTCTCCCGGTGTGTAAGACCTCGACGTGGCCTTGATTGTTGGGAAGGGTTGCGCTCCAGTTGCCATTAGGTAAGTTCCATAAAGTGATTAAGGACACCACTCCATCCATCCAGAATAGCTAATGAACCTGAATCAGTTAAGGGTGCATGACTACCAGAAATTTCAACTAATCCATCTTCTGAATAAGAAATAGTTTCAACCTTATAAACCCTATTTGTTGTCACGGTATTTTTCAAAGTAAATAAAACGCCTAAAGGTAATCCTTCCTTCGTTGTGAAATTTACGTTGTTAGCTTCTTTAACTTTCTCGACTGTTGTTCCGGGTTTCCAGTAGTAAATATCTTGCACACCGGTTATGTCATCCTTACTTACAACTTCACCGCTATCTGTAATAACACCATTGCTATATCTTTCGACATGAGTTGCCTCGGAGACAAGACGTATGTAGGAACCGGGGGCCAGATTTACACAGTATTGAGGAGCTGTTTTAAAAGTCAGTCCGTGATCAACTTCTTTCCTTATTTTTAAAATATACTTAGCGTATTTGACTGCCTGTTCTCTAGTTGTAGCAAAACCGGAGAGGTCATAGGTTTCGATTGGATCAGTGTTCTTGCCTCCATAGGAATCACCTAAACGGTACATAACTGACTTGGTTTCAGCGAAGCCGTTTGCCCTTTCCTTTCTATAAAGAACATTGGCTTTGAAGAGTTGTCTTTCCTCTGGACTTAAGAATGAAACTTTTAAATCTTTGATATTGCCATCTGTAAAAAGTCCACTTACCTCAATCTTTTTATTGTTTTGTATCTTGTATTCGCCGTCATAAGGAACAGCAGGTAAAAGACTAAACTTACCTCCAATCACTGTGAAATCTAAAAGGTTATAAGTTCCGTGAGTATGTAAGAAATCTCTTAAATTGATTTTGTTACTGATCACCCCGTCCCAAGTAAAGCCATTAGCTTTGACAAATAAAGCGGCTTTGGTCATATCACCAACAGCATTAACACCAACTAAATCTCCCGCACCTAGATAAGGATCTGTTAATAGGGCATAAGCAATCTCAACAAAGTTATTGCTTGCTTTTGGTGGACCGGCAGGACTATTAGTTAAATCAGGAACTTTAATTCCCTTCTTAAAGTAAGCCGATAGCTGCGTAAAGTTAGTCCACTCTTTTGCACTATTAATCCTAATTCCACCTATAGCTAAATCCATGTAAGAAGCCTTGCCACTACCCGGATTCATAAGCTCATTAACGTATGCTATTTCGTGCTCCGGCCCATCTTGATGACTCTTCTGTTCCATCCCCGGTATTTGAACGTAATCGGCTATCGCATCTAACTGGTTTAAATTCCCTTCCAGAGCCACGCTCGTAGATTCCTTTATACCTGTGACGCTTATATTTGGTGCGCCATTAGGAAATACTTTTAAAGAACCGTTTGTATTAGTAACACTAGGCAGTCCACTGGGCCTCGCAATCGTAATTTTGTCACCTACTTTGTACCCATTACCTTTATCAACAATGCTCCAACTTGCATTCCAATTGTAGTAATAGTCCCATGACACATTAACCCTTACGGTAAGGCCCGTTCCGTTACCGCTAGTTGTTGTTGAAACCGTTGGATTGATTGATCCCATTTAAGTAATACCTACTCCAACAGTTAACGGAATACCTACATCTTTAGATGTTAGTTCAAAGTATTCAACTGCGGAATTATTAATAGGATTACTTGTTACGTCTGCTGTTGCGCTAGTAGTGCTATAGATCTGTGGCTGCCCCGGAACATCATCAAAACTTGAGATTGAAAGACTGGTAGCAGGGAAATCCGGAGGCGTAAGTTGATGCCCAACCTCAACACCATTTTTATAAACAACCCAAGACCATTCTTGACCACCATTCCAATTTCTATTAAGTGAAATAAGAGTCTCATCCTCTTGTCCCTGCGTAGTGTTGTAGTTATATTCAGGCGTTGGATCTGGAGGTATTGGACCCATCTGAACCTGAGTCGTTCCATAATTACTACCACTAGCTGAAACATCTCCTAACTCAGTTACAGGGCCGGTTCCTTCTGTCGCTTCACCTTTGCCGGTGTTGTAAGAAAGTATCCACTCTGTATTTGATACTTCGTCATGCGTTAAGACCAGATCATCTCTACCTGCAAAGGTGATGATAAATGTTCCAAAATCTGTCGCGGATGCAAACTGAGCTTCGCGTTGACCTGTCTTAGAAATGGTCGCATTTAGTAGATTGACTTTTTGATCAATATGAAATAGAGCGACATTATTTCCGGGGAATGGTTTGAAGCGATATTCAAATTGACTATTGATGGCTGATCCACCGCCGGGATGCGAGATCTTTATGTAGTTGTACTGAAACTCTGGGGTATTTCCTTTGACGCAAAAAAGCCCACTATGGTCACTTTGAATTTCATTATTTAAGTCATTCCATCTCCCATTGCTTCCAGCTTTTCTGACCTGCAACTTGAAGAATGAATACCTTTTTAAATAAAGATCAACACTACCTAGCTGGAAATTAACTTTATCGTCATAGATTTGATCAAGACCTTCTTTATTAGGTACTGCATTTATATTTGCTCCTCTGATACTTGAAAAAACCTTAGACTTCAACCCGATCTCAGTCATCGCGCAGGGTCTACTATTTGTAATTGTCCCGATAGCTACTCTCTGCAAAACTGGATTGCGATATGCAAAGCCGTATTTCAAAGAATAATCATCCATATATTGTGTCGTGAATATCTTTCTGCCATTAATGTCCACAAACTCACCACCGTCTGCGGGGTTTACCCATAAAGGTTGGGCTGCGTTGTTGTATAAATTCGGATGTTTAAATGGTGTGCCTTTAGCGTCGTAGTCCGTACCCTCTTCGATCACCTTAAATTTGTACTTTCTCTCTATCCCTTCGTACATTAATTTTCCATTGATATAAGTTGTTGGCCTCCAAGGTGTTCCTTCCTCTGCCTGATCACTGAGATTTTCAATACCAGTACAAGCGATTACACCATCACCTGCCATATAAGTCTCACCTACCGAGATCTTTGCATCAATTTCTTCGCGAATAGATCGAACCATTGAAACAACATCTTCTATACCGTGAGGTTCAGTACCGGTTGTTGGATCTTCGTCATACTGTTGATTACTTTTTAAAATTCTGTAGGTAACTTCGTTATCAACTGCGGTGACGTTCCCTCCTGTAAAGCCGGCTCTGGTCGGCCAAAAAGTCGCAGTCTTTTTCTGTTTTCGTACAACTGCTCTCTTTGCCGGATCTGTACTTTTAGGTGTTGGGTAATTTAGTTCGTAAGGAAGATTAACCACACTAGCGTTAGGCATCGGACTATATAGACCGAAGATTGCTTGCGTTGTTGGGTTGCGTGTACCGCTAAAAGCATAGATTTGTCGATCATTTGGTATGCCGCCCGAGGCTGATGGTACGTTTCCGACAGGCCAAGTATCAGAAAAAGCATCGTTATAGGACAGGTCCATCCCAACAACTTCTGAATCAGAATATTTATCTCCGTCTGGATAGTTAAATTTAGTAATCCTATTGAACTGATTCATAGGACTAGATTTAAAAAATAGATCTAGTTTTTTCTCGCTATAGGTCGAAAGTAAAAGATCACCAATAGCCCAACCTGCAAAGTCTGGTCTACCATCTATTTCCCCTAACGAAAATAAGGCAATTGCTTTTAACTGTTGTAAACGACCAAGACTTAAAAGCTGTGACCACAGGAGTTGACCATTAACTCTGATTCCACCAATCGAATCGTCAGAACCATTAACAACTATTGACTGGTTAGCAAAGACAAGAGGAACCGTGTCTCCTAAAGCTGCTAATTCTTGAAGACTATTAAAAGCAAACTGTGGAGCAAACCTCTTACTACCTATTGCATCCTCACCTCTAACATTCGCACCTGCTTTTAAAGGCTTGGGCTTCGGCGTTAATAAATAACCAATCGCTGTAAGAGCAACAGAAATTGCAGTATTTATAAGTATCGCTTTCCCTGCTTCGGTTGCTGCCCATGCAGTAACCGCCTCATTTCTAATGTCTGGTATTAATTCATAGCCTTCTTTCCTCTGACCGTTGTAGGCCGAAGTTTTATCTACAAATTCAAAATATTCTTCTTTGCTTAACCCGAGTACAGTACATAACTCAACTTCCGCGGGTAGTAGCAACCTGTCACCATGAGGCCGTCGAGGGGACTCCAGTTGACCACCAACTCGCCGTATGTTTTTCTGTAACTCAGCCATCCATCCATCCAGTAGCAAGCCATTCCAAAACCATCATCTGATTTGCAAAGACCAATTGTTCCTAGTTTAGGGGGTGATTCAACTCCCCACCTACTTAATTCTTCAAAAAAGATACTGTAATCTTTACGTCTTAGCCTCCGATACCAATCTCGTTTAGGTTGTGGTAACTCAATTCGGTAATATTTAAGAACAGTCCGGCATAAAGATAAGCAATCACCCGCTTGATGTTTTTCAAAATCTGCCCCTAAACGATAGGGCATACCAATAAGTTGATCTGGCCTCAACGACTCTGAATAGTTCCTGTTACCGGTAGATGTCCGACTTGCCTAGAGGTCAAAACTCGATTCGGGCAGTCAGCACCAACCGCATCTATCGCACTACTTAAGAGTATTTCGATAGTTACAGGGTCATAACTTAAAGAAGCAGCTAACCATGTTTCAGAAGTTATTAGCTTGCTTGGTGCAAAATCAGCAGTCATTAAATATGTATCTACTTGAATGTGATATTTGTTATCAACCGCTGCCTTTGCGTAACTCATACTGATCGCGTTATTCGCCAAAATAAGCGTTGACTCCATATTGTCACCACTTAAATTTCTAGCTGCCCCCTGATAATTAAAACTTAGATATTGATGATTAATACCATCTAAAACAACAGGCTCATCATATTTACCATTCTGAAAACGATTAGGAGTTAGCCCAACTGGATCACCACCACTCGCAGTCGTGATATGAATGAAGTTCGCTAAAGCAATGATGCTCATAAACCTAACCTTGCTCTCTGGCTACGTGAGTTTTTTAGATCTTTCATTGTGTTAGCTCTACCTGCTGATGCACCGGCCATTGCTGCACTATTAATAATCTGTGGAACAGCCGAGCGAGGTACATATTCATCGCCATTGAAGTTAAGAGTAGGACCGGTGTAATTAACTGTTACTTCCCCAGACCCTCCACCTGAACCGCCTGAATTACCAACACCGCCGGGAACTACTGAGTTACCACGATGACCCGCTTGGAATCTGGAAAGACTAGAGGCAAGCTTAGATTCAGGAATAATGTATTCACCTTCACCACCTTCTCCCACAATCGCGTTAGTAGGACGGTTGACATATCCTCCCGAAGCGAAAGGAGTGGCATCAAAGTCAACAGCGTCTAAACCGGGAGCCTGTTTTTTATAAAGGCTGAACGGAGTACCGCTTGATGTGGTTGGGTTAAAAGCATTAGTTAAAGCAGTGCCGAGGAATTTCATTAACGCGTTGCTAGCCGCTGCCGCTGCCATGTCTGCCGCGTTTTGAATCATTGCGTCAGCTATACGGTTGAGCATTGAAGCAACAGCATCACCAATACTCTTCGTTCCTCTGACAACTTCTCTTATTGCATTCGAGAATGAATCTTCAAAGGCTTCAGTTATTGTCTTCAACTGGTTCATGGGATTTGCTAAATCCTTCAGTGCTTGGGCGCGATCTTTTAGTATCTCTTTTAAATCCTGTTCGAGATTTACTCGACCCTCTAGTTCCTTTCTTAGTTTCTCGTTACCTCTAATTTCCTGCTCAATTAAGTCGATATTTTCAGCACCAAATTGAAGCTTGGCTTCCGCTATTTTCTTATTTAAAGCAGCGTCCTCTTCGCCAAGATTGAAGCGATCTTCTAAAAACTGTTTTTCAATCTTTAACTGCTCAACAAATTTCTTTGCATTAGCAAGTCTTTGCAGTGTGGCTTGATCATCGCCGCCTCCCTGTCTTTTTCCTTTAGTTCCTGATGTAGAGACAATGCCTAATCTATTCTCTAATTCTTGAATACCAGCATTCCTCTTTAGGTCTGCTTCTATCTTTACTAAGTCAAATCTATTAATTCCACCTAAGTCTTTTTGACCTCTGCTTTGTCTGTATTTTTTAAGAAAGGCCATCCCTTTTCCGGGGTTATTCATACCCGCAGCCTTGTCTAACTTGTCTTTAGGTATCCAAGTTTTTGCATATATGTCATCTATTTTATGCTGAGCATCATATCTAATATCTTTATTTCTTAAACCTTTTAATTTCTGAACCTGTGCTTCATTTGTAAGTCCTAGAAGTTCTCCTAACTTCAGTATTGCTGGTTGTATTGCCTCTATTATAGTTGTACCCAAGTCCTGAAAACCCGCACCTAGATTTGTCATCATCGGTCCAATGGCTAACTGTAATTCTGACATTGTAAATTTCAATCTTTCACCGGCATTCATTGTACTTTTTATGATTCTCTTAGCTGATTCTGAATACTTTTTCTCTAAATGTTCACCTAAGTCAACTATATTTTGTACCGTTACTTTTCCTTGATCAAATAACTTATCTAGCTCCTTAGTTGTTACTCCCATAGATGCAGCTAATTCGGGAATTACTACGCTAAGTCTCTCACCGATTTGCCCACGAATTTCTTCCGCAGCAGCCTTGCCCTTTCCTAGCACCTGTGAAAGTGCAAGCATAACTCCGTTGAAATTTTGGGTATCTCCTTCCGTCGCAACCAAAGCCGCACTAAAGCCTTTCATCATTTTCTTCATTTCATCTACCTCAAACCCACTGGCTGATGCTGCGGCTTGTAATCGTGTGAAACTTTTCATTACTTTAGCTTGCGGAATTAGCAAGCTTTTTGATATTTCATCTACTGCATTTAAGGACTTTGCATAATCTTCATTACTAGAAACTACACCTGTTAAAGCTAACTTCATCTTGGAAAATTCCGCTGAAGCTATTGTTGATTGACGCGCAAATTTTGCTAACTCAAAAGTAGCAGCTAGAACACCAGCAGCTACAGCACCCCAAGCACCTCCTTTTGTTGAACCTGTTGCTATTTTTCCAGCAACAAAACCACCGACAAGAGTTGAACTTCCCGGTATTCCTGAGAGGGCTGCGGCAGTACCAGCACCCGCTAATCCTCCTTGTTTCATATCTGCAAAACGTCCTCCACCTCCACCGGCTGCCTTATTTCTCTCTTTTTGACGATTAGCTACACGTTTAAGTAGTCTTTCTTCTCTGTCTAATTGTTGGGTATAACGCTTACTCCAGTTAGTTAATGCTTCGTACTGTAATTTTGCATTCCTTCTTTCCTTGTTGCCCATATTTTGAGCAAATTTTAGTCGTCTTTCGTTATTAGCTAGTTTTTCAGCATTAGCGGCTAACTTAGCTTTTGTTTTATTTAGTTTTGCCGCTACTCTAATAGCTAAATCATTAACATTATTAAGTTTCTGTTGAGCAACAGAAAGATTATTAGTTTTAGGAGTTAGTGAAGTTATTAGTGCTTGAGTTTCTTTTAAAGCTTTTGCATGAGCTTTCATTTGTGCGCCACCTGCACCGGCAGCTAACAATGGAATAACACCCGCACCTCCTGAACCTCCACCACCACCGCTGGTAGATGTTCTTGCTCCGACGGATACGTTGCGACTTAATGCTCGGATTTTCTTATCTAGTCTGCTGATTGCGCTTTCTGCTCCTTTTGTATCAACTTTTATCGCGTTTCTTTTTCCTAAATTCTTGAGAGTCTTGTTTAGCGTCAATGACATCGCATTGAGCTTTTTAAAACGACTTTCGAGATTACGAAGTTCGCCTTTATTTTTTACATTGATCTGAATATCGGCTGCGTAAATTGCCAACGGTCTAACTCAACTAGGTTGTTTCCACACTTTAGCGTC